GCAACTGCGACAGGGCTTGATTCCCCGACCGGCTCTTCCCAGGCGTCTTTAACGACAGGCATCAGATTGCCACCCGCTTTAGTCCCTTCTATCTTGGACGTAAACGGCATCGCTGATCTAGGCGGCGGTAGAGGGTCATCCACGCCGATCATCCAGGACCCTCTTTCGGATTCATTGTCAATCTCGAACACATCTCCAGGGCGTCGTCTAACTCCCCCGAAATATCCAAGTATCTTTGCTTTTACTTTCACAAGTCCACCTCACACAAAAAGTTGAAAAGGTGAAGTGGCGGGGGAAGGAGGAGGAATCCCCCACCACCTCTGAGGGCAGACGCTAGATAGCGTCAGCGTATGATGCCCAGCTATATGCCTCTTGATCTGATAGATAAGCGTCTACCGTGATCGTTGGCGATGTGCCGGCTAAAACGTACTCAACTCCGATATACCGCAAGACTCCTTCCATCGGAACAGCCATCGAGAAATTGTACCCAGCAACAAGTGTAGTGGCGACAATAGCGCGAGAAGCTAAAACGGTTCCCAAAGAAGTAGCCGCCCCTGTAGCAACACCAAAGGTGTAAGTTTCATCACTAGAGGTAAAGTCAGCTGCGACGGTTACATTAAAATGCACATACATCGGACGACCTGCTCCAACCTGCCTAGCAGTTTGGGTGAGGTCAATTACATTTGTAGAATCCGCTGATGCCGTAAGGGCCTGCGCGGACGACAGTTCTAATCTTGCATCTACTAAGCTCATAACTGATCTCCTAAAGAGAGTTAATGATTATGTTTAAGCATCCACCCATTAGGAGATGGTAGCTTCTGTACTTGTTAAAGAATCACAACGCCTGACAGGAATGCCATCAAATGACATAACGCTTTTCCCGCCTACCTGATCCATGTTTAGTTGGACATTGGTTGTGTTCGCAATCTGTCTACGCAATACCGAACGAACTCCGCGATTCATGTAGAATGCTGGTCGTCCGGATGACGCATTAGGCAGAAGCTCTATAGCCTGAGCCATGAGATCGGTAATATCCGCTGAAGAACCAGACTTGTCGCCGGTCAACGCGGACTGATCGATGTTGCAAATACGAACTACATATCTCCAGTCTCGGACAGAAAGACCAACATCCCAGCGGTAATGTGAACGGTAGGCTTCATAACGGCCACCATTACTACCATCAGAATCTTCAATGGTTACTTGTCCCTTGTCATTGAACTGGAGCCCTGCCTTTGAACCCTTTGGATAAATACCATGGACAGTATTAGCGCCCCAGGAAATCAACCAAATTGAATTGTTATCAGCACCAGAACCACCACCAAGGATAATGTTATCCGCGTTGGCAGGACCAGAGTTATCATTAAAACGAGGGGCAAATCCCGTAAATTCTTCCGGGGCTGTGCCTTCGTTACCATACATCAGGGTTGACATGAATTCCTGGCTCATTCCTTCAATGTGAGCCTTGTCTTCGGTCATCCTGAAAGCTGCCGTATTCCCGTTAAGGTCGGCCAGCGCTTTGTCGATTTCTGCGTAGGCTTCCAGCATACCAGTCGTATCTGTGACCTGTACGTTGGTTGCTTTGGTCGGTTGAACCCCACCATATAACTTACGCCATGTTGGTGCAGGTAGTCCCGCGCGTACTGTCGTTCTATGCCCGGTAGGAAGATTTCCTTCCACCCAGACCATATCGTCAAGCATCTCATTGGTTTCATTGAGAATTTCAACGATAGTAGCTATCTTGCCATCAGGATCAGTCGCCTTCGCGACGTCGGCAAGAGTCGGATGTGTGACCGCTAAAGTTGCCATAATTTAATGCCTCTCTTATATAGTTGTAAAGGTTTAGTATTACCCTTCCTGAGAAGGATACATTACCTCAGCCTGTGTCTTCTTCGTTGATGGCGGAGCCAGAGACCCCGTTACAAATGAATCTTCACTCATAGCCTTGGAAATGCGATGGAAAACTCGAATCACCGCAGGGTGATTCCCCCAACCCGAATCATTCATAAATACTTCCATCTCCGTCATTTGCTGCCCCTTCATGGGACCTTCCTGATGGAGTACCGGCTTGCCGTCATTGACCGCCGGTTCGGAAAATGAATTCATCGCTTTCCTTGCACCAGCAATGTTTTCAGATAAGTTAGAACCACCGAACTCCTTGTCATTCCTTGTTTCGGTAGCCCATTCTGAATGCATTGCTTCCTGAGCCTGCACACCTCTATCACGAACCTTTCCCATCATCTCCAGGTGCTTGTCCACGGCTTTTTGCGCTCCAGCCTGGTCGAGCCCTAAATCCTTGGCAAAGGTAGTAACATCAGATAACTGCTCATCGTTCATGGTATAACCTTCAGGCATGGTAAACGATTCATACCCGGTAGGTTGTTGGGTCTGGCTTCCACCGGCTTCGCTTGTAGCTTGGCTCTCTTGGGTTTCTGCCTGGTCCGCTGTAGCCTCAGCCGTCGCGGTTGCTTCCTGTTCTTCGCTCATAAAAATCCCCTATTATATTACGGACGCCGCTATGGTCAGCCTCAGCAACATCCCGGTAAATACTTAGGCCAACTGACCGACGGCCTTCTTTGAATGATGTTTCGCTTGCATTATTGCTATATGACAGGTTGAAGCACCCACACCTTTCAAGTAAGCGGAGAATATATCCACGCCCAGCAGGGATTGCAAGTATCTGGCGAAGGTCTTCAAGTTCCTGGTCACGCCTCGATTTGTTTTCATCTTGTTTCTGTTTCCTATGGTCAGGATCGTGTTGACTCATAATTGCGTAAACTGATCCGCAACATCAGTCAGTAAGCTCTTATCCTCTGTTTTAGTATCACTTAATGTCTTGGCTGAATTTACCACCTGTTCCATTTCCGCAGCCTGTTGCATCTGCTGTTGTTCCTGTTTTCGTTCTTCCCTTAGAATCGCAGCATCTTCAGTCGCTACGATCAAATGCTGCGGAACTCCTAGCATCTGGCTATATTCATCAATGATCTTGTCACCATCCAGCTTATCCAGTATTTCAGGCTTGACATTGACCATCGTGCCTACGGTACCGACCAACCTATCCAATGCCCCGATGCCAATGGCTTTCTGTGCCTGTGCCAGCATGGAAACATATTCAATCCTGATATCCATCCCGCCCATTTCTTCCGGGGGCGGAGGGAATAACCCTTCTTCAAAGCATACCATAAATGTATTATCTATCAATGGGTCAAGCACTTCGTTCTGACTTCGTTCCAGGACAGGACCCAGGACAAGCAGTTTCTCCTCATGTTTCCTTTCAACTTCCGTAGCTGTTATCGTTCGCCTGTCTGACTGAGATATCATCTGGAACAAGTCAACGAAAAACGCGCTGTTGATTCTTCCCCTTACATCCATGATATCTTCCAGCAAATGCTGCAGGTTAAGCGGTACTTCAAACGCTGAACGAATTCCACCGGTAGGAGCTGCCGGGTCATAATAACTTATCCCGCCTGGAAGCAAATCTTCTGATCCTTTTAAGGCAGTTGGTACTTGTAACGGCGGGTCAGACTGGTAATCGATGCCCTTGGACTTCTTTAGCTGGTCATCCTGCAGTTGAAGGATATCTCCCAATGCCGTCATACCGGGGCAATCTGAACCATAAACATCTCCGCCTCTGACAATCCATCTCGGTGCCAGTGCCGGGAACCTCTGGAACCCGCCTTTCCTTAACACGGATTCATCATCTGCATCTATTTCAAGGAATATAGACTCCCAGGGGAAATTCTTATTGTCCCGCTTGGTTATATCCCTTTCTTTTCTAGGCTGTACAGCATGAAGTACGGTTACCCATTCATCCATGATGTTACGATCATAGAGTGCCTGGCAGGTCTTACTCACCTTGCTATACCCGAATTCCTGCACCAATGGACCGGTCTGCATCTGGAATTCCCGGTACAAGGTATCTACCTGGTAACGATTGCTCTGGGCAAGGTAATATTCCCCAGCCGTCTGCGGATATAACCTTATCAGGTCTTCAAAGTCCCTGAACAGCATTGAACATCCGGTGCCGAATGCTGCCATTTCTTCGTACAGGGAATGCAGAACGCGGTAGGTATTAGACCTTGAAAACACATTCATCATAACATCTGCGGCATCATCCAGCCATATTCTGACCGGGTGATAATCCATCAAGTCCTTGTCAGATGATGCTAGTCTAAACCATTTTCGTGCCGGGGAACTCATACCTGCCATCATACCAGCCGCCAGGATACCCAATGCCCTGGTAGCGGTAGAATCATAGATATCAATATTCCTGCGCATTCCCTTGTTGCGGTCTTGAAGGAAATACCTTCCTGACCTTGGCAACAGGTTATCCGTTATCTTACTC